CCATACCTACATCGGCTACACCACTCGTTGACTATAAAGGTCGAATAGGTTCAGGTGCTTTAGACTTCGCCGCAACAGTTTTCTTTTCCGCTTTCGCTGGTGCATCAGTCTTTTCAAACTGCGCTTCCAGCTTCCCAATAAGTTTTAATGCGCCAGCAGTTGTTAGGCCGGTTAGCTTTTCAGCTAATTCATCATCACTTGCTAGTTCATATAGGATTCTTGGTCCTACATCGCTTTCAAGGATTGCATCACGTACTGTATCGTTTACCTTTACATCACTTGATGCCACCATAACTTCGTAATCAGGTAATTCTGCTTTAGTAGATTCAAGCTTTTGTTGCCAGGTCTGAATGACCGTTTCACGTTTAGCTTCAACTTCCTTTTGCTTTACTTCCTGTTCACGTCTTGCTAATGCGTTTTCCGCTGACCAATCTGCTAATGCTTCTGCATATTCAAAAGCATCTTTAAAATCGTCCGGCGTGGGCTTTCGATTGCCTTCGGTTTCAGCTTGCGCTGGCCTGGTGCTTTCTAATGCCGCTAAACGCTTTTCTAATTCAACATTCCTGGCTTCTGCTTCTTTACGGGCCTTGGTTAATTCAGAAAAACGCTTTTCTAACTTTGGGTTTTGCTTCTTTTCATCTGTTCCGGTCGCTTCATCATCAGCTAATTTTGGTTCACTCTGTCCTACTTTAGCCGCTGGCTCTGAAGGATTTTCATCAACTTCAGCCGCAGTTGGGCTTGATTCGGAAGCTAAACCTAATTTATCAGCATTAAAATCCGCTAAATTTTCACTTGTTACTAATGAACTAGCCTGTCTAGGTTGTTCAACTACTTCTGCTACTTGTGCTTCTGACATGGTTATTATCCCAAGAATTAACCCTATGAAAACACCATAGGTAGTGTTGTTAAGTAATCTTAATACTAAATGTAGTGTTTTGCAACTACATCATTTGTTGTGGTGTTTGCCCTTGTTGGGGTTGTTGTTGGGGTTGTTGTTGGGGTTGGGGTTGTGGTGTCATTTGCTGAATGTTGTCCTGGATGCTTTGTGTTGCTTCATCCATCATTCCAAATTGCTCACGGTTACGGGCTTGGATTTCACGTTCTAAACGTGCGGTATCCATGTGACCAAGGATCAATTGCATCAACGCATCAATTTCAGTCTTGTTTTGGGTAGTAACTGACCGAGTATTTTGGTCATGAAGTTTAACTTCTGCGGCCAATACTGCACGGCGGTCATCACCCATTTGACGTACTTGTTCAACGTCTTGACGGTTTTTAATCATCATTTGTAAGCCCTGAATCTGTTGTTGCATGGCTTGCATTTGTTGTTGGCTATTAGCCAATTGCATTTGAACTTGTGGTGGAATTGGTGATTTATCGTCAATCTGTGCCAATGGGTTTACGGAAGCAAGGCGGTCAGCAATGATTTCTGCGCCTGGGAAATCCATATTTCTAAAGATTAGATCACCGGCTTGGTCCATAAGTTTAGGATCAGCGGCTAATAAACTCATCATGGATTCAACTGCTTCTTGACGTTTGGTATTGTAACCAGGGCCAGTTTCCATCACTACGTCATATTCACCAATAGTGACGTCATTAAGTATCATTTCAACGCCGTTTTCATCTTGCTGGCCTGTTTTTTGATTGATTGTGGTCAATTCAGGTTTGCCATCATCCCCAATAATCCGCATTACACGTTCAGAACTGTAAATTTTAGGGATCAAATCAAGAATAATACGTCCAGTATGGGCAATTGAACGGGTCAAATTGTCGTAATAATGGAAGTTGGTCATGTCAATCTGACCTTGTTGGCCTTGCAATGCTTTGCCGCTAATGTTGCCTTGTGGCAGTTGATTAGGGTCAAAAATACCAACTACGGCTTGCAAATCTTGGGTGATTGACTGTGATGCGGCCATAATTGCGGCCGGTGGTTGTTCCGGTACTTGGCGAATTGGGGGTGGTGCTGGCTGGCCATTAATGTCAGTCATTTTGTAACGCAGATAAGCATAAGACGTATTGTTTGCGCCGGCCCATTCTGCTTCATGACCTTCATCTTGACCTTCTGCCATGATCCATTTAGCCCTTGGTGCTAGGGCAACGGATTCAGTCATGGATGTTTGCCAAAAGTTATACATACGTTGTGGGTCTTTAGCCATGCGAACCAGGCCAAACTTTTTACGTTTGTTATCCACTACGCATTGCTGGCCATAAGTTGGCACAACTGGAATATATTTACCAGCCCATGTGCCTTCTTCTAGCACTTCCATTGCGGTAACTTTGCACCATTTAATTTGCTTTTTAAATGTTTTACGGCGGCTTACTTCATAAATGCCGGCAATATCCAACACTTCAGCACTTGGCAATTCATCTTCATAAGACGTTGTGCCATCAGATAACAGAACTAAATGGGTGCTGATAATACGGGTATAGAAGTATTCAGCAATGCGAATATCGTGTTTTGTTACCCATTCTGTATTGCTATCACCAGTACCACGTGCGGAAAAACTACCACCATCATCTGCATTAGGGTACATTTTTCTAAAGTTTTCTTTAGCCATGACCACGGTAATAAGGCATTTTTCAGCATCAGAACCATCCGGTGCTACTGAATTGGGGTCAAAGTAAACGGTAAATGGATTGTCAATGGGCTTAATGTAAATTTCTTGATCAAAACTATCGGGTCGTACATAGTCAGTAGTAACACGCCAATAACCCCAACCCATCCTAACGGCGAAATCAAAAGCCGTGTCATAAGCATGGTCAGCATTGGAATTAACTTCAACGTGGCGGCATATTCCAGTAATAATTTCAGCCATCTTGGCATCAGTTTCATTATTCATCCCCTGGCACTTAATACGTGGGCGTTGCTGGCGTTGCTGATTGGTTATTTGACGTACATACGCATCAACTTTATTGATGGTCAAGCAAGGCCTAGCTTCTAGGGTGCGGCTATTTTGAATTTCTACTGGCCATTGATCACCAGCGGCAAACTTTACGTCATCTAGGGCTTCTGCCCTGTTTGTAGTGTCTGCTTCGGCCGCCTGACGTAAGAATTCAATTGCTTCGGTAATCCGGGCATCCCCGTCTGTATCACCGTAATATTTCTTTTCTTCGTAGTAATCAGCCATTATTTATCCCATCCAGCCTACCGGTGCCCTATAAGACTTTTGTATTGGGGCTTTTTTCGGCTCGTTAATCATTAATCCTATGTACCGAAACGCATCGGCCCCGTGTGAATATTCGTCATGTAACGGCTTTGGACTGAACATTTTCGTATCGGGATCAACGTCATACCGGTAATGTCTTAAACATTGTAAGCCTTCTTCAGTATTTTGCCTATCAAAATAGCATTTACTGAAGATTGTCCTGGCCGCATTAATACTGTCATTTACTGGTACCCGGTCAAGGATTTGTACCTTCATGCCGGTGGCCCTTACTATTTCTTCAATGGATTTACCGGTGCCCAATGATTTTGCTTTTGCATCATGCGGTAGCCATATCGTGTCATATACATAACCAAACGATTGAAGCTTGGCCATGTAGTAACTCATGGTTTGCTGGCTATCTTCAAAATAGCGTATTAATCTAGTTTCCTGGCCTACAAATTGCAATAGCCAAACGGCAGTTTGATCGGCCCATCCCAAATCGAAAATTGCATGAACGGGCTTGCTTGCATCATATGGCACATTACATATGCGGCCTTCTAATTCAGCCATAGTGACTTCTTTAGCAAATATGGCACCATTAACCGTCTGACGTGGAATTCCTTCCCATACGTTGTTATAGGCTTCTATATCCCTACCTTGCAATGCACGGCGTTCTAAATCCAATACTTCAGGAAACCAAGGGTTATCTGACCAGTTGATCTTCTGAACTACTGCACCTTCCGGTGGATTTATAACAAATCGCTTCCAAGTTTCATCAGTTGGAAGTTCAGGATTAAAGCTAATCCATATTTCAGAATCCGCTTTACGAATGGTTGGCACCAGGACGTTCCAGCTATTAGGGCTTACAGATTGGGCTTCTTCTACCCAGCAAATATCAATACCTTCAATGGATTTGACGTTATTAGTATTGTTTTTTACGCCTACAAATATGAATTCAGTACCGTTTATGCCACGAATGGTACGTTCTGTGATTTCGTAATGGGCTTCTATTTCTAGGTTATAGATTTGATCACATAGCAATTTATGGACCGAATCTTTAATACTGGTTTGGTATTCACGGGCGCAAAGTACCCGTATTGGGGTTTCGCATCCTTTTAAAAGTAATGCCCTGGCTATATTCCAAGACTTGGAACCACCACGTCCACCATAAAGAACCCTGTAACGTGCTTTGGCTGGCTCAAATAAACACTTTAACTTTGCCGGGAACCGGGCATTAGCTTTCGCTTGTTGGATTGTTGCCATTGTTTGCTTCTAAAAATTCCAACGTAAATCCTGTTTTTAATGGTGCGCCACCTGGACCGCTGATTTCTTGCTTTACCCGTTCAGAATACTTACCAGGGAATCGTGCCGCCATTGAACGTGACCATAAACTAGGGTTTAATCGTTCCCCATCCTTGTATTCAAGCATATGGGATTGGGCTTGATCTTCCCACCATGCTTGGCTTAAAGCTTGGGCATCTTCCAAGGCATGACAAAATTCTTCATGGGAATCACGCCAACGGCATAAAGTTCTATATGAAACATTGAGTTGCGCTGACATTTGTTCAAAAGATTTACCCAGCATACCCAATTCAATGACCTTATTGCAATAGATAGGATCATATTCAGTTGGACGGCCTACTGGGTTCTTTTGTTCTTCACTCATTTAATGTTGAATCGCTATTGGCTTCTGCCGCATCTACATCAGCTTGGGTTGTTGGGCTTTCCTCTACTGCATATACGCCATTGGTTAGTTCAGTTGGAACTCCAGGCTGGCTTACCAAGGCGTTAATATCCGCTTCCAGTTCACTTGTTGTTTGTGGAATAGGGTATGGCATATATACGTTTGGCGTAGTCATTATGCGACTTCCTGTTCTTCGGCTTTTTTGACAATTGTAATGTCATCAGGGTTTACTTGGGGTTGCTGGGCCAAAAACTGTTCATTAGCAATAGCCAAGAACTTGTTATGCAATGCTTCTACTACTTCCATTGGAAGCTTTTTAAGGGCCGCTAATACTACCTGGGCTTCTTGAATGGTCATATCGCCAAAATTGATATTCATGTTTATTTCCTTTTAGGTTTAGTTGTCTTTGCCGCTTCACGCTTTTCGCTATAAGCAATTGCTACTGCCTGTTTAACTGAACGTCCGGCTTTGACTTCTGCTGATACGTTGGATTTAAACGCTTCCTTACTTGTGCTTTTTTTCAATGGCATAGCAGTCTTTCGTGTTGTGGCCTTTTTAACTTGGGGCCGGGGTTTTGGTTTTTCAATAAGAAATGATGGAACCGCTGGCTCAAATACGTTGATCATCCATTCAATTAGTCGTTTCAGCATTTTCAGGCTCCGTTACAAAGCATACGTCTTGCCATGACATTATCAGATAACGTTCATCGTTAGTAAAGTATTCTTGATATTTTAGGTATTCTTCGCCGCCCATAGTGCCAAATCTGACGTATTGGCCTACTTCTACTGGCATAGCTTCCCGGCGGCCATTGACCTTCTTACCTGGTCCTACGGCTACTACCGTACCCATGTTGTCCACTTCTTTGTTATCAACAATGATGATGGAACTTAAAATGCGTTTATCCGGGCGAACAACTATTTTGTCACCCATAGGTTTTAATATAAAATCTGTATCAGCCATTGCAACTACTCCGATTGGTTGTATTGGTTAGAAAGGCCCTAGTTTACCTTCACGTGCTAGGGCTTTTCGCTTTATTCTTCTGATTGATAATTATTGCCAAACTTAAACGGTACACCCATATCAGCAGAATCGCTTTTTAACATATCTGTTTTAGCTAATACTGCATCTGCGCCTGGTGTTGCCGTTTTAACCGCTGATTTGGCTTTTGCTTTACCCATATATTCATTCATTTTGATCATATCTAGCAAATCCATAGATTTGCCAGTTTTAGGGTTTAAATCAGCGGTGAAGGCCATAATTAATCGTCTTTATCTTCAGATTTGTAAGCATCACGTGTATGTGTGTAGCATACGCCAGCAGTACGACCGGTATTGAATAACTTATCGCTACCAACTGCATCTTCCATGCCCATAGCTACGCCGCCAACGATTTTACCGTGACGTTCACCAGTAGTATCTGAAGAATCAACGCCTTTTGGGGAAGTTGCGCCAGTTGCAGAAGGTGTGCCCTTCATTGAATCCATTTTGCCCATGATTAGTTCTCCTATGTGATGGGATATTACAAACTACATTTTTGTCTTAACTACTACTATTGTCAACCATTTTCCTAATTTCTTCAGGAAGTTGCATATGGTTTTCATGGTCAAAATTATCCGGTAATCCTTCAGGATAAGCCAAACCAATGTAATTTTCAAAATTTACTGGGATGCCATGTTTTTTCATAGACTCCAGCAATAAATCTTCACTCTTTCCATTCGGGTTCATTTATTCCTCCAGCTTTTTCAAATATTTGCTTTCTAGCTTCATCTACTGTAATTTTGCCGCTTTTATGTTGTTTCCATATATCTTCAACTGCTTGGGCGTTTTTTGCGCTTTTAAATGTATCAGGAAATAAACCACGTACTGCTTCCCAAGTAATTGATTGCATTTCTCTAGGCAATATGCCACGTTCTTTAGCGGCACGTTGATAGCCTTCATGATAAAGGCCATAAGTACCGCCTTTTCCAGTAAATGCACTATTTTTTGGTCCAACTTCACCAGGAAAATTAGAACCAAAATTGTGTGACACTTCACGTGTATTACCTGACAATGGGCGCAATAAACCAGCCGCTACCGCATGGGTATCAATAGTTGTATGACCTAATGTGCTATGTGGATCATAAATATTCATATAGAAATTACGTACTTTATGTTCACCGCCAAGCCTAGCGTGTATGTTTTCACGTGTTGGATTGTCAAAAATGCTTACCGCTTTAGCTATTTCATTATTAGAACCCCAGCCGGTTTTAAATGGCTCACCGTTATCTTTCATTCTAATGCCATCAAAATTGCCTTCAGGGGTAACAATAAAATGTTCCCTAGGGTTGTGTGCCTGATCATGCGTTCTAATCCACATGGCCTTTTCTACGGGGTCTTTCAATTCTTCTAATCGTTTACCCTTAATTGCATCTAATAACGGTTTGTATTGGGGTTTGCCATAAATTACATCTGCAATGTCTGACATTGCGCTATCCCATTTAAACCCTTGTTTATGAGCCAAAGTGCTGGCAACACGTTCAGCCAATGACACATTCATAAACCAATCTTTTTGGGGCGATAAAACCGCCAGCATACCGGATGCCGCTGGCTCTGAAATACCATAATCTTTAGCCATATTGTTGGCTATTTTGTTTGCACCTTCGTACCAAAGTTTGCTACGTGCCCTGGTATCTGCCGGCACTTGATCATGCAAATAAAGCAAATTATCTTTAATGTGTTCTACAAATTTTTCAGCATTTACTTCTGCATTTTTAGATTTCAAAGCCAAGTTTGGATATTGTTTTACTAAATCTACGTTGTGTTCAAAAGCTTTTGGATCGCTTTTAAATGCTTCGTAATTAGATAATAAAGATTGCTTTAATGCATCTTCAGTTGCTTTAACGGCAGTTGGAACTCTAGTGCTTACTGCGTATGGTTTTTCTTGGCTTTTTGCTGGTCCATTAAATATTTCAGGTTCATATCCAGCAATTAAAGCTTCATCAGGATTAATGTCTAATCCTTGTGGTCCTTCAGCATAAGGAAAATGTTCACGTAATTGATCTTGGGTTAAACCAAGCCTTCTTTGAACCATCCTGGCTTCAGCTTCACCACCTAATTGTTCATATAACTTATGTGGGTCTTGCATCCCAAATTCAAAAGCTTTATTTTGCTGATTAATTAATTCAATTTTTTTAGCTTGTAAATCGTCATAAGGTAAACCAGCTTTTCTTCTTTCGGAAATTTCATTCCAAACGGCATCTAATTCCGGTTTTAAAGCGGCCATACGTTTATTGGCTTCAATTTTGGACCAAGTATCCATACTTGATACATTGCCGCCACGGTTCCAGTTTTCTATGGCTTGGGTGCCATGTGTTAATTCATGGTGCAATACTGATCTAGCTTTTTCAGGCGATAAATCTTCATTCAAAGTAATATATTTATCACCTTCATGATATTGACCTTTGTATGGTTCTGTTTTCGGATGCGGTCTAATATCTAATTCACCCAATTCAGGGTAATGCCTAAATAATTCAGGATGATCTAATATATCTTTTACTTTGACGTTTGGATTTTTTAAAGCTTTTTCTTTATATAATTCGCCAAAAGGTTTATCGCCTTTAATGGTTGACCAAAAATCAGTTATTTCGCTACGCCATTGATTATCCAGGCCACGAACCATGCCAGTTTCTTTAAGAATTTCATCAGCCGTTTTTCCTTTGGCTTCTAATTTGCTGGCTTTAAATGCTTGATTTTCTAAACTCAATCCTTCGGTTGCATCTTTCCAAAGTTTTGATTCAGGACCAATCATGCTTAAACCAATTGGCTTTCCTTTAGTTAGCATTGCAACGTCTTTAGCTACGCCACCAACGCCAGGGCTAATTAATGAAGCTACATCCTCTAAAGTGCTTGCGCCTTCATGGGTTGGGGTCATTCTTGGTACGTAATCTAGAATTTCACGTGTAGTTGGAAAAAATCGTTCTTTTCCAAATTTCTTTTCCATTACTTCCGGTGCCCAGGTTCTACCAAATTCACTAATATCCCCTACAACTCCTGGTACGGCCGCTATTGCCCCACGCCCAACTGATTCAGCTACGCCAGGCAATGATTGACGTAAACGTGTTAAACCTTCGCCGGTTTCACGTAATTTTTCTTTATTTTGAAATCCATTCAAAATGTTATACAACGCATCTTTTAACGAAATATCACTCGTTGCCGGTTCGTTAAATTGGTCGTATTCATTAGCCATAATTGATTTTAAATCACTTCTATCATTACATCAACGCCGCCACCTTTACGCATTGCGCCACGTTGAATCATGAGTATGTCAATTTGCCCATCATTGTCATAAACACCGGCATCTTCTAAACCGTCTAAAACGGCCTTTAGGCGATTATCAAGATCAGTCACTACCTTTGACCGTGGATATAGCCATAACGTCACTTCAAGCCGTTTAATGCCAAATTTGGGTATGTTTTGTTCTATTACACATTCTGATACCGCAGTTTTAAATTCCCGGCCAGCTTTGCTTAAAACAGTATGGCCCCTAAAGTTACGCCAGTACGTATTCACGCTAGGTGGATAAGGTAATTTAATTATTGTCATTTAGCAGTTCTTCAACTTTTTCGTGTAAATCTTCCTCACTCCACCCCCAGTATTTTTGGAACCCACGGTGGCCAAGGGAATGAACGCTGGAATTTCCAAGACGATGGTGCCACATACACAAGGGTATAGTTTTTGCGGTTTTCCTAGGCTGGCCATGTCTGCGGATATGATGGATTTCCACCGGGGTATCGGTGTCAGTAATTCCATTTTGTTGGCACAATATGCACCCCAATCTTGCCAATCTAGCATAGTGGTCACTTTCTTTTGTCATAATTGTAAATATTAAGAAATAAATCCGGCCAACTATATATATTGTGGATCAAATCTTCATTTTGAATTTCATAGGTATCAGCTTTTAGTTCAAAAGAAGTGCTATTGGTTCTTTCACGGATTGTGCCTTTTTCATAAAACTTTGCAAAGAATGTAAAGGTTGCTTTAGGTAACCAGCCACATATGGTTAGTTTACTGTTAGTAGTGTTAAGACTAGCAAATACATAACAATCCACATCAAACTTGGTTTGTGATGCAATTAAATTGTTTACATAATCTAATTTTGGCGTAACGGTTCTGCCCATTGTTTTTATATCAATGGTTTTGCCAAAAAGGGTAAAGTCTACGCCCCCATCATGTCCTTCGGATGGTTGCATAAATGGTTTGCCTAGGGCTAAAGCCATCATATTTTGCCCAATTACGCCTACAAGTTGTTGTTCTTTAGTGCCGTTGGAACCGTCCGGCCGATGACCTAAATTATTGTTTTCAACAAACTGTTCACTAATTTCAACAACAAATTGGGGTACGTCAATATTGAACGCCATTAATCAGTATGGGCATCACGTAGCCCTTTAGATATATCTTCAAGTGCCTGGGCCATATCCACAATATCTATGGATATTTCATGGGCTTGTTGATAATTGCCTTTAGTAATAGATTCGTGAAAACTTTTTATTAATTTGTGCAATGCAAGGTATGGTGTTGAAAAATCGTTCATTCTTGTGCCTTTTTTAGTATTGCTCTAGCAAATTCAGTAATGTTTTTATCGTTATCAAGGACGATACTGCACATTTTGTCCCAAACTTCAATTATTTCCTCATCTGTTAGTGTCTTTGCCTTACGAAACCTATCTTCTGTTTCAATAACACCAAGCCGTTTGCCGTTAGCAAATATGTTGTCATATTCGGCATCTGTTAGTGTCTTTGCTGGATG